ATTAATAGGTGGTATTGCTACATTACAATCTGAGTTTCCTGATGAATCAAATACCAAAGCAGAAATAAAAGCATGGTATGATGTACGTAGTATTAGATATAATGATAGTGAAACTAAAGCAGAATTACTATCTAGAATTGTAGAAAACTTTAATGCAAAGCATATAAAAAGATGACATTATTAGAACAATATAAAAAACAAATGATGCAACAACCTAGGCCCGTAGAGGTAGTTGCTCATGTTCCTGAGTTAAATAAACTAATAAAATTATTATATATGCAAATGGAACAAAATCAACAACAAGATGAATCTCTTGTAGATATAGTTGGCATGCCTATGATACAAACAAAAGCATGGTATAATCAAGGTGATTCAAGGGTAACGGAGGGATAATGAAAAATCCATTAGCAACATTTTATAGTTGGCAAGTTAGTTCAGGTGCATTAGATGGATGGACATCTTATCATATAGCAGCTGGATTATTTATAGCAAAAGTAGCACAATGGTTAGGTGCATCAGATTTATGGGCAGTCTTATGGGTATTAATCATAGGTATTGCATGGGAAATATTTGAAGTATATGTTGAAGGTACAGAAGAAACATATGGAACAAAACAACGATGGGCAATTAATACTGCTTCAGATATATTTGTTGAAACAGCAGCCGCTTGGTGGATGGTAATATGAACGAAGATTGGAAAGATTACGTTACTATAATAGCATTTTTAATTATTGTACTTGGTGGATTAGTTCTTCTTGGAAGTTGTGATGGTGGTTGGAGTATAGCTGGTTATGAGGTATGAGTAATGCCAAACCTAAAACGGCAAGGTCGTATCGTGGAGCTATGGTCGATGACAACGCTATTATATCTATCAATATTAAGTGGCTTATTCAGTCAGTTGTGGTTATCGCTGGACTTGTTTATTCGTACTTACAAGTTGAAAATAGAATTAAAGAACTTGAGCGAAGAGTGGAACTCGCTGACACTAACATTGAAGAACTTGTCAATAAACATATAGCAGAAGAAGAAGTAAAAATAAGTAAAATGCAAGAGCAATTAGAATGGTACGAAACAGAATTAAATTTAAACCCTTTAAGTTGGGGAAAGAAAAAAAGGAAAAGAAAGTAATCTTAACTGAAGATGACTTTAATCATAACTATTTTATTAACAGGGAACTACGGAGAGTCCGATGAAAAAAATCCCATATTATTGCATATTTTGTAATAAACCAAAAGGGGAAATATATCTTGGAGTCTGCGAAAAATGCATTAAACAAGAAAAAGAGTAAAAATGAACTTTATGGAGATTTACAGCGAAGCGGGTATGATAGGTGTCGTAGGGGCTTTATTAGTGTACTTAGTATACTCAATGAGCAAAAGAGGAAACGAGCAAGCCAACGCAATAGAAGAACTAAAGATAGAAAACAAGGGACAGAGCGAAACTCTTGAAAATATGGAAGGAATGGTTATAAAATTAATAGATAGATGGAATAAGTCTGATGAAAAGTTAGATAGAAAATTTGATGACTTAACCAAAGAAATAAACGACTTAGATAATCAGGTATCTGAAATCAAAGGAGTTATAAGCAGATTAAATGGAAAACACTAATGAAGTTAAATACTAATATATCACTTGAAAACATTGTAACTATAATAGCTTTAATTTGTTCTGTATCATTAGCATTTGGTTTTATGAAATATGATGTTGATTTATTAAAAAAAGAATTAGAATTAAAAGCAGACAAACGTGAAATAAAATCTGATAGAGAATTAATAGAATATAAATTAGATGTAATAATAAAAGATATTGCAGAAATAAAAGAAACACTAAAGGAGAATAAATAATGGAATGGTTATCATTAAGTAATTTTGCATACTTAGTTGCTATTTTAATTGGTGGTTATATGAGCGTTGTAGCAGTTAAATGGAGACCTATCTTAAAAGAATTTAAAGATGTAGCTGAAAAATATAATGAAGCTATGAAAGATGGTAAACTTACTGCAAAAGAGAAACAAGCAATTGCAAAAGAAAGTATGGACATCTTATCTGTAGCAATTAGAATGGTTTGGAAGTAATGGATACTAAAAAACCTAAAGTTAAAAAAGAACCAAAGAAAAAAGAATCCAATAAAGTTAATGATGCTATTTCTTTTTTATTAGAACATATAGAAGAATTAGAAACTAGATTAAAAAAAGTTGAATCAAGGATGGGATTATAATGGCTCGTAAACAAGGTAAAATGCCTGCTAAAAATAAAAAGAACTTTCGGTCTACTAAGTCTGGAGCTGGAATGACAAAAGCAGGTGTAGCAGCTTATAGACGAATGAACCCAGGTTCTAAGTTAAAAACAGCAGTAACTGGTAAAGTAAAAGCTGGTAGCAAATCAGCAAAACGTAGAAAAAGTTATTGTAGTCGTTCTGCAGGTCAAATGAGAATGCATGGAATTAATTGTTCAAAGACTCCTGATAAGAGAATTTGCGCAGCTAGAAGACGTTGGAGGTGTTAAATGTCTAAAAAAGATGCTTGTTATTATAAAGTAAAAGCAAGGTATAAAGTATGGCCATCAGCATATGCTTCAGGTGCATTAAGTAAATGCAGAAAAGTTGGAGCAGCTAATTGGGGTAACTCAAAGAAAAAGTAATGGCTAAAGAAGGTTTAAGAAAATGGTTTTCTCGCAATCAAGGTAAAGGTTGGGTAGATTGTAAAACTGGAAAACCATGTGGAAGACGAAAAGGTGAAAAACGAAAATCATACCCAGCATGCAGACCTACAATGGCTCAATGTACTTCTGCAATGAAAAAGAAAACGAGCAGTAAACGAATAAGTTGGAAATAGGAGTATATTATGCCAATGGGAAAAGGAACGTATGGTTCAAAAAAAGGAAGACCTAAGAAGTCTAGAAAACTAGGTAAGTATAAAGGAATTGATTTTATACAGAAACTTAGAAGAAAAAAGTTAAAAATAAAAGATAGTGAAGAAGCAGGTCGTGTTGGAGCTAAAGCTAAAAAAGCAGTAAAGACAAAAGGCGGTACATATATAAAGTATGAAAAGAAATCTGCATCTGCAAAAAGTTTTAGAAAAACATTTAAATCTAAATGTGCAGGTGGTGCTAAATCATTTACTTGGCAAGGAAGGTCTTATAGTTGTGCTAAAGCATCTCCTAAGAAAGGTCCTAGTAAATCACAAAAAGTAAGAGGTCCACGAGGTTAGATTATGGTTAGTGGCGCAAAAAGCAAAGTAAAGCAAAAACAACGCAAGAGTAAATTTTCTAAAGTTAAAGGTACTAAAAGAAGTGTTTCATGTGGTAGAGGTAAGATTTACGATATGAAAAAGAAAAAATGTGTACCTATGAAACCAAGTGAAAAATTTGACCAAGATGTAAGTGGTATGGTTGGTTATGGATACGGAGGAGCTCTTGGAAGTTTAATGGGGGTTCCATTTGCTGGTGCATTAGCAGGAAGACAAATAGGTCGTAAATACTCTAAGTTAAGAATGTCTGGACAAGGAAAACGTAGAAAATAATGTCTGATGTTATAGGATTAGCAGATGTATCTAGTAAAGATACAGGTCGTGGTAGTTCTTTAAAAACTGGAGGCATGCGCAGAACATATAATAAGAAAAGGAAAAATAAAATGCCAAGTAAAGCAAAGTGCAAAACTGGTTGGAAAGCAATGGGTTATAAGTCTATGTCTGATTGTGAAAATTATGGCAAAATGAAAATGACTCAAAAGCCAGATACTAGTGTTAAAGATGAAGGCTCTAAAAGAGGAACAGATAGAGCTAAAGCTGCTAACTATAGAATGAAAAAAAGATTAGCTAAACAAGCTAGTTCATATTAATGAAGATAAATGTAGATTTATTCGGAGACGATACAGGCTTCGGAGATACAGTTGGCAGAGCAATTAATGTAGTTACTAGAGGAAAAATAAAGGAGTGTGGAGGATGCAAGAAAAGAAAAGCATTGTTGAACAGGATGATACCTTACAGGAAATAGCAAGAGGTGGAGGTCGCATATCTGGTAAAGAAGGCGGTCTTAGATTAGATGTTTTTAAACATGATGAAATAGCATATGAAAATGGTACAGACTTTAGTACAGAAGATTGTGCTGTTTGCGAACTTCCAGAAACTGCTCAACGATATATTATAGAAGATATAGAATACGAAGAATCTGTAGGACCTGAAATAAGAGGTGCTTAGTGCCTAAACAAATTATTGAAATAAATCCATTTCATGGGGGAATGAACAATAATACTGACCCTAGAGATTTACAACATGATGAATTAGCATCTGCTGAAGATGTAATGGTAGATAAGATAGGTCGCATTAGAACAGGACCTGCTATTGGGTCTCATGCTTCTAATGACCCATCAATAACAATAGATGATATAAGTGATAGAACTGGAACATCTTTATTTGCATTTAGTCATGATTATGTAAACGCAGGTGCAGAGGGCAATATAATAAAAAATGGTTCTGGTAATATGAATAGTGGTAGTATATGGGGAGGATGGACATCTGGTCCTACTGATTGGAATGCAAATTCTAGTTATTTTTCATTTACAGGTACAAGTGGTGGTGATGATACAATTACTCAAACAGCTGCTAATAGAGAAGACGCAGGATTGAATAGTCAAAGATATAAATTAACATATACAATATCTAATTATACTTTAACAAGTGGAAGTCCAAGTTTAAAATTAAAAGGAGGTTCTGGTGAATTTGCATCTTCAGACCAAGCATTAACTTTAGCAGATGGAACTTATACAAAAACATTTACATCTCATTCTAGTGCATCAACTGGAACTTTTAGTTTGCAATCAGCTAGTGTTCAAGTTGTTTTTAGATTAGATAATATTAAATTAGAACCAATTGAATTTGCCTCAACAGGAGATAATTATTTAGCATTGTATATGAATACAAGTAGTAAATATACATTTGGTATATATAGTTACTCACAAGATAAATGGAATTTTTCCGATGAAGGATTAAGATTTAATTCAGTATCAGCATCAGCAAAACCAGTATTTTCATATGCAGATGGAGTGTTAAGAATAGTAGATGGATTAAAGGGAGAGCAAGCATATAAAATATGGTATTCATATGTAAATAGAAAAAGATGGGGAACTTCATCCGTTAAAATAGATAAATGGATTATGGCTCAATCTTATTTAAGTAAGCCTACTGATTCAGATATTCCAATAAATACAAATCCACCTGCTTCTACATATACTCCTGATGAAGGAAAATTTTTAATTGCGAATCAAAATGGTTTTACTACTGGTGTTTCTAACTCAGGAACTTGGAATCCTAATGGGGTTAATGGAACTTCTGCTAGCTCTGGTAGCGGTTTAAGAAAACTTGTTGCTAATTCTAATATGGTTGGAATGAAAGTTGTTATGGGTTCTGATACATCAACTATAACAGGATATGAAAGTGATACTATTGTACACACTGAAAGTGTTACTTGGTCTGATAGCACTAGTTTTAGTGTTTATGAAGAATATGATATTGGTTTTAGTTGGATGTATGACAATAATCAAGAAAGTTTAATTCATAATAGAACATCAGCTGCGATAACTAATAAAGATAATTGGACTTTTAAAATAGATACAGTTAGATGTGGATATCATTGGGATACTGAAACAACTGCAAGAAAATCTGGAATGCAAATGTATTATAGAAAAAATTCTGATACATCAAAAACATGGTATCATTTAGGAGAATTTCATTTTAATAAAGGTTTTAGAAAATCAAATGAAGAAGATTTTACAATTACTTGGACTCAAGTAACTTCAGAAATTGAATATAAATTAGATAATATAATTATAGATAATCCTTCTACTTTTGAAACATATGAATCAAGAAATGGTTATAAAAATGACGTTAATCAATTTTTAGATTTATCAGATGATGATGGTAATGGAGTTGGTTATTCTGTTGCAACAATAGCAAATAGAGTTCATTATATTGCTAATGTTAAATATTTAAATAATGAAGATGTTTTAAGAAATTATGGTGATGTAATGTTTAAATCTGTTGTTAATAAGTTTGATACATTTCCATTATCAAGAAGATTAGAAGTAAGTGTTCAAGATGGAGATGAAATAACTGCTTTAGCATCATATGCAGATAGATTATTGCAATATAAAAAAAATAAAATGCATTTAATAAATATATCTCAAGAAGTAGAATTTTTAGAAGATACATTTAAATTTAAAGGAGTAGAAAGCCAAGCAGCTGTATGTGAAACAGATTTTGGTATTGCATGGGTAAATCAATTTGGATGTTATTTATATGATGGAAGGCAAGTAAATAATTTATTAGAACAAAAAGGTGTTAGAAAAATTTCTGAAAGTAGTTGGCTTAATACAAGTCATAAACCAATGATAGCATATTTACCTAAAGATAGACAATTAATAATTGCTAAAGACCATAGTGGAGGAAGTTTATCATCAGGAAATGGAAATGCTTGGATATATGATATGGTTACTAAAAGTTGGGTAATGCAAGCTGGTGCATTTATTGTTGGAGATGGAGCTGGTACTTCTAATTTTGTGACAGACCACAATGGAGATATTGTATATGCGATAGGAACTGGAACTATGAAAACATTATCAACTGCTAGTTCTCCAAAAACTAATGTAAAAATAGTTACAGCAGATATGAATTATGGAGATTCTGGAGTTCGTAAAAAAGTATATAGAGTTAGATTATCATATAAAGGAGATGCTAGTGCTTTAAATGTAAGATATACTACTAATGGAGACGCAGATACTTATAAACAATTTGAAGGTACTTCAAGTGGATTGCCAAGTGGAAGTGCAACAAATACTCCATTAGAAGATAAATCAAGTGATACAACTCAATGGCATCATGCGGAATTAAAACCTGCTGTTAGTTCTGAAGCTACTAATATATATAGTTTTCAAGTTCATATGGATGGAGCAGCTCAAGGAGATTTTGAAATAAATGATTTATCTGTTGTATTTAGAGTTAAGAATGTTAAATAATGAATAGACAAGAAAGAGTATCAATACAAAAGAAACAAGAAAGAGCATCTATAACAGATGGTGTTCCTACTTTAAATGAATTAACAGATGGTATTCCTGTGTATAGATTAATATCTGGAGACTTAGTTCAGTATATTAAACATAGGAATATTCTTTACAAAAAAGTGCTAGATAAAGCATAACTAAATTATTAAATTAAATTATGGCAACAAACTTATATAAAGCGTACATTTCAGGTGGAGAAGCATCTGGCAAATACTCTTCAAGTTTAAGAGATATTGAAACTACATATTCTAACATAGATTTAACTGGTCAAAAATTTGCTATACAGAGAGCAGAAACTGCAAATGTTTTAGATTCTTTATCTGCTGGGATTGAACTAGCAGGGACAATAGCTGGTGGTTATCAAGATAAAAAAAGATTTGAAACTGAATCAATGCCAGCTGCTCAAAAAATGATAGCAGAAAAAGCATATGACCCTACAAAGTATGACGATATGTCTTATGCAGACTTTCAAAAAACTGATAAGTTTAAAGATTACTTCCAATCATTTGCCCCTAAAAAAGTAAAAATGAGTTTGTTTGAATCTTTATTAGCAGATGAACCTATGTATACTATAGGAGATGAATCTTTTAAAAAATCAGATATATCATTTATGGGTCAATTAGATAAATCTGAAAGATTAGCAAACTTAACAGGTGCTGATATACAAGATGTTATAAATGTAAAACAAAATATGTATTCAGAAACTCAAAATAATATTATAGATAATGCAAATACTGATATAGCTTTAGCTAAAATACAAAATAAAGTAGATAAAACAAATAAAGTAGATTCAGATGATAATGTTTTAAAAAGAGGTAATCAATTTTTATCAGGCGAAATTTCATTTGATGATTTTATATTTGGTCCAAAGGATGAAAATGAATAGTTTAGCAAAAAATCATTTATCAACTACTAGTCAAATGGGAAGATTTGGTGATGACAAAATAAGATTTGTAGATGGAGAGATTTCTCATGTAAATACTAAAGAAGCAAACTTAATAGATTCATTAGGAATGACTGGAGAAATGATAGTAAAAAACACAGG